GGAACGGTAGCTGGATTTCAGTTACGGCAGCAAACTCATATAGTATGGCAATCGACTCCAATAATAAACTATATGCATGGGGTCTAGGCGCGTCCGGTCAATTGGGAACCTTAACTGAACCATATTTATGGACAAATGTTTCTGCCGGATCAGACACATCGCTGGCAGTTAGAAATGATAGTACACTATGGGGCTGGGGAATAAACACAAACGCACAGTTGGGTGATCTTTCTTTTATATCTAAATCGAGTCCGGTTCAAGTACAAAGCACGGAAAGTTGGGCAACAGTAAGTAGCGGGGTAGACCACACATTAGCCATAACCACTGACGGAAAATTATATGGTTGGGGATTGAATACTAGTGGACAAACCGGTGTTTCCGGAGAAACTTACAGTTGGGTTCAAACTGCTCAAATATATACTAATGGATATGGAATCAGGCAAGATGGTAGTTTATGGGTTTGGGGTGAATATCCTTCCTTATTTGGCTTAAATCAGCCCAACACCGCAATTTTTTCAAGCCCGGTACAGATAGGAAATAGTAGTTGGACATTTGTAACCGGCGGCGGCTTTGGAGAACAAGCTGGACTTACTATGGGAGGAATCACCGTAGATAACAGATTGTTTACGTGGGGATATAATCAATTTGGCCAGTTAGGAGACAACTCCGATGCGTTTATTAGATCAAGCCCAGTACAAGTAGCCGGCAGCTGGAGTCAAATCGCTATTGGTACCGGACCCAATTTAGGCATTAGAACAGACGGAACATTGTGGGCTTGGGGAACTAACAGCCTCGGCGAACTAGGAGACGGTACTACTATAACTAAATCAAGTCCGGTTCAAATATCTGCCGGTAGCTGGAAGTTAGTTGCAGTCGGAATAACACATAGTGTTGCTGTGAGATCCGACGATACACTGTGGGTTTGGGGAGCTAACACAGCAGGACAGCTAGGAGACGGTACTACTGTTAATAAAAGCTCACCCGTACAGATCACAAATCCGGGCGCCGCCCCGTGGTTAAATATAGCTGCCGGAAATAATTACACATTTGCCATTTCAGGTTTAGGATTAGGTACGCCTTTTACTGTGTACGGCTGGGGAGACAATAGCACTGGTCAACTAGGTATTAATAATACCAGCAGCCGATCAAATCCGGTCATAGTTAAAACTGGCGCTGCTGGCGCAAGCTTTATACAAGTCTCTACTAATCACGAAACTCAAATACAGGGAAGATTTACTACCGCATTAACTAGTAATGGTCAAATATGGTCATGGGGTGCAGGAACATCCGGACAATTGGGTAATAGTTCGAATATCAACCGATCAAGTCCTGTATTAGTATCAAGTACTAATGTATTTACTAAGTTAGCGTCTAGGAATGGTAGAAATAATAGTTCGGCTATAGATCAAGCCGGTTTAATGTTTGTGTGGGGCAAAAACGTTTCATACGCTACTTATTCTTCGGTGGTCGATAGCAGCTCTCCTATTCAAATTGGTTCTTTTGGTAGAAATATTAGATTTTCTAATATCACTAATCCTGTATATACTGTGAATTCTGAGCAGGGAGAAGGATCTTGGTTACAAGTCAGCGCCGGAAATAAATTTTCTTTTGGTATAAAAAATAATTTACTATACGGGTGGGGCGTCAACAACTTAGGACAAACAGGAACAAATCAAAATATAGAGACAGTGTTTAGCCCGACTCAAATTGGTACAAGTAGTTGGATAAATGTTAGTGCTAGCGAAATTGGAAATTTTGCGGGTGGGATAACAAGTAATAATAAATTAGTTATGTGGGGCAATGGTGTAGTACAGACAGGAATTCAGTATAGTTCTTCTAACACATCTTGGGCACAAATTTCCACCGGAGCATCGCACAGTGTGGGCATAAGGCAAGACGGTACACTATGGGCATGGGGCGGAAATTCTGTCGGGCAATTAGGGGATGGGACAACTATCAATCGGTCAAGTCCGGTTCAAATAGGAACTAGCAGTTGGATACAGGTAGCAACTGGATATGGATTTTCTTTTGCTATACGCACAGATGGAACTCTTTGGTCCTGGGGAATTAATGACTCCGGTGTTTTGGGAATCACCTTCTTGGGCGGCAGCGGATCTAGGTCTAGCCCTGTACAAATAGGAACAAGCACCTGGGCACACATCGCGTCGGGCTGGTACACAGCATATGGTATTTTGTCGAACGGTGAACTATATGCTTGGGGCAATAACGGAATAGGGCAGTTGGGTGTGGCGACCGCCGCTAGCGGAAGTAACAGAAGCTCCCCGACTCTAATACCATCATCAGTGAGTTGGAAATTCGTTACCTCATCCGGAAGAGTAGCCGCAGCTATAAAAGCAGATGACACACTTTGGACATGGGGATGGGGTAGTAGCGGAGCGTTAGGTAATGGCGCTAGTTCCACTACAAACAGTCCGGTTCAAGTAACGGGTGCTTGGAGAGATATTACTTGTTTTGGTGTACCGGGCCCGGCAGAAGATTTTCTTACCGGCATGGTCGGATTACGCACAGATTCAACATTGTGGTCATGGGGAGGGTGGGCAAACGGTGCTGGCGGCCGACCCACCCAAAGCACTCCTAATAGTCCGGTACAAGTAGTGGGAGCAAATTCTTACACCAGCATTTCTAGTGGATTAAGTGGGTGTGTGTTTGCAATAGATACGGTTAGTAGACTTTGGGTTTGGGGAGATAATTCTAGTGGTCAATTAGGGTTTGGGGACATTGTTGCGAGGTCAAGCCCCACATTGTTAAATGCTGCTGCCGGCCGCAGTTGGATATATACTATGAATAATAGTAGTGCAACAACCGGCTCAGCAGTTGATTCAAGCAATAATTTATATCTTTGGGGTAACAACGCATTTGGTCAATTAGGCACAGGGGATACAATTAATCGAAGTAGCCCAGTTCAAGTATCAGGAAACTGGGTACAAACTTATCCTATATATTCATATGGCTTTTTACTTCCGGCACTTTCGACATTTACTTCAAGTCCCGTTCAAATCGGAAATGATAGCTGGAATCAATTAAATGTTGGTGCAAGTCATAGTTTAGCGATAAGGAGTGACGGTACTCTATGGTCATGGGGGATCAACAATTTTGGAACTCTCGGGTTCGGTGATACAATTACTAGGTCTAGTCCAACTTTACTAAGTTCTGATAGTTGGTTGCAAGCAAGCGCCGGCGCAGATCACAGTATGGCTATAAAATCAGATAATACATTATGGGGTTGGGGTAACCCCACGTTAGGACAAATAGGAAGACTAACTGATTTGTACTCATGGTCTATGGTTTCAATGGGTAATGGTCATACTGCTGCTATACGTAGTGATGGGTTGCTTTTTACTTGGGGAAATAATAATGTAGGTCAATTAGGAGTAAATGACATAGCCGATCGAAGTAGTCCAGTACAAGTAGGAAGCGAAGTTTGGTCTAGTATATCAGCGGGAGCAAGCCATACTATAGCTATTCGCAATAATATTTTATATGGTTGGGGATGGAATACGGGCGGGCAATTAGGGGTAAATGATATAATAAACAGGTCGAGTCCAGTAGTAGTAAGCGGAGGACTAAATTTTAATAAAATTGCCGCCGGCTACGCCCACACCGCCGGAATCACAACAGACAATAAATTGTATGCGTGGGGATTTAATGACTATGGAACTTTTGGGACAAATGATACGACAACTAGGTCTAACCCAACGTTGGCGTTTACTTCACTCACATCAGTCAGTAGCTATACGCAGGTAGCAACCGGAACATATACGATCTTTGCTATTGCTAATACAGGTATACTATATGGATCAGGTAGTAATCAAAATGGTGAACTGGGAGATAATACTACTATAAGAAGATCCAGCCCAGTAACTCTTGCCGGATCTTTTGGAACAAGCGTATTTACTCAAATAAGCTCAAATGGAATTTTTAGGGGTGTAGGTGGATTAGGTGGCTTTGATATGTCTGCTGCATTAGCATCAAATAGTACTTTAACTGTTTGGGGATATAATGAGTTTGGTCAATTGGGTGACAATACTACTATATCTAAGTCTAGTCCAGTGACGATTTCAGGTAGTTGGGCATCAGTGATCGGCGGAAGATTCAATACAATAGGAATAAGAACCGACGGAACGTTGTGGGCATGGGGTCTAAACAATCTTAGACAATTGGGAGACAGTACTAACATTAATAGGTCTAGCCCGGTTCAAATTGGGTCCCAAAGTTGGACTATTATCAGTAATGCCTCTAATAGCACCGCCGGCTTTGCTGGAATCAGTAACGGATTGTTGTATATGTGGGGTTCTGGTAATGGATCAGGGCAGTTTGGATTAAGCGATGTAATTTCACGTAGTAGTCCCACTCTAGTAGGAAATAACATAGAAATAAATACACTGTCCCCTGTACAAATACCCGGAAGTTATGTACAAGTCAGTGCCGGAAATCAATTCACATTGGCAAGAGATATTAATAATAATATCTATGCATGGGGACAGGATAGTTCAGGACAATTAGGTTTATAAATGCCAGTTAATTCACCAGTTTTATTAGGAAATAGATTACCACAAAATATATTGCAACCGCAGTTGGTAGATAATTCTAGCTGGGTTCAAGTATCTAGCCTGAACAATTTTACTGCAGGTATAAAAAGTGATAGCACATTACATGCATGGGGTGTTAACAATAATTTTCAAGTAGGTATCGGATTAACTACTAATAGATCATTACCAGTTCAAATTTCGACTAGCAGTTTTACACTGGTAAGTGCCGGATTCGACCACAGTGGTGCAATTACGATAGACAATACACTTTTTATGTGGGGCAATCAACCTAGTATTCAAACATTAACTACGTTAACTAGCTGGACCTCAATTTCTATAGGAACTTCTCATTTATTAGCTATAAGAGATAACGGTACTCTTTGGGCATGGGGCTGGAATTCTAGCGGACAATTGGGAGATAATACTACCATAAATAAATCAAGTCCGGTACAAATAGGAAGCTCTTCTTATTCAATGATATTTGCAGGGAATACTCATTCATTAGCTATCACAGTCGACGGCAAGCTTTTTGCATGGGGAATTAATACCTTCGGGCAATTGGGGATTAATGAAACAATCAATAGATCATCTCCGGTTCAATTAACCGTGTCGGGTGTTTCTAGTTGGATTATGATATCAGCTGGAATTAACCATTCAATGGCGGTAAGCGAGACAAACATTTTATATTCTTGGGGACAAAATAACACAGGACAGTTGGGGGACGAAACTACAATCAATAAATCACTTCCTGTGCAGATTGGTAGTGGTAGCTGGTCTCAGATTAGCGCAGCTAACTCTTCTTCGTCGGCTATCAATAATTTAGGTGAATTATATACTTGGGGTGCCGGCACCGGGTTTGTTTTAGGAAACGGTACTAGTATAAATAGATCCTTACCTACTCAAGTGGCTACAGGTACTAGTTGGAGCCAAATTAGTATGGGAGTTAATCACTCTTTGGCATTAACAGACAATTTTAGGCTATTTAGTTGGGGCCTAAATAATTTGGGACAGTTGGGAATTAATAACACTGTTAACAGATCACTACCGGTGCAAGTGGGTAGTTTGTCTAACTATGCTTCTATTTCGGCGAAACAAGATAGTTCAGGGGCAATCGACAGCGCGGGACAACTTTTTACCTGGGGACTCAATGATGTAGTAGGTCAATTAGGAATTAACATAACAGGAAATAGAAGCTCTCCTGTACAAGTATCAGGTAGTTGGAGTAGTCTTGCAGTGGGTTTTAGTACTACGGTTGCACTAGACTCGTCTAATCTAATTTATGTTTGGGGTTTAGGCAATATAGGTCAACTAGGTAACTCCTTAATTGGTAATAGAAGTAATCCCACTATTATACAAGGAATAAATTTCGAAACAAAATCTCCAACATTAGTTCCGGGTAATTGGAATTTCGTAAGCGCCGGACAGTCATTTACTGCCGGAATAAGCTCTAACACTCTTTTTACTTGGGGTTTAAACAATACCGGTCAATTGGGATTAGGAAATATAATTAGTAGATCAAGTCCTACAGTAGTTAATGTTCCTACCATACCTACTAACGTAATCGATTTGGGAGTAAATGAATTTACAGCACTGGTAAATGGTACACCTAGTATACAAAATCAAATAGTTCCCTTCGCAAATACAGGTTCATTGTTATTAAATGGTACCACTGACTTTTTGACTATTGCTCATAACTCAGCTTTAAATTTTAATATTTCTGATTTCCTAATTGATGCGTGGGTATACATAACCAATACTACTGGAAACAACCAAGGTATAGTAAGTAAAGGTGCAGTGGGCACAAATGGCTATTCGTTGTTTGTTACTAATGGTTTGGTGTTATCTTTTGTTTGGGACGGAATTGATGGGACAACCGCAACCGGCGGAACGTTAACGCTTAATACATGGAATTATGTTGCAATTGTAAGGACTCAAAGAACAGCTAGGCTATATCTGAACGGAACTGGAGGTGCCAGTTTTAGTTGTAACGCTGATTTGACCTCAACCGCCTCACAATTTATTGGGCAGGCTCGCGGAGCTAACCCATTAGCAGGATATATAAGCAATGTTAGAATAGTGACGGACAGTCTTCCTGTTGGATACGATGCTAATTCTAGCACTGTATCAGTGCCTAGTGCACCTGTAATATCGACGGCCAACACACAATTATTACTTTTAACGCAGCCCTTCCCTTATTATCAATATGCATATGCAGGAACCGGATCTCTATACGCTACCACTAATGACTATAAATTATATGCATGGGGATTAGGAACTACCGGACAAATTTCGGGATATAATCAAGCTATATCCCGCTCAAATCCTTCATTAATAGGGAATCAATATATATCGGTTAATGTACTGTCGCCGGCGCAGATTGCCACTGGTTCGTGGTCTTTTGTGACCGCCGGCCGTAGCAATAGTGCAGCAGTAAAAAACGATGGCAAACTATTTACATGGGGTCTCAACTCAATCGGACAATTAGGAGATCAATCAACTATACTTAAATCTAGTCCAGTACAAATAAGCAATTCTAGCTGGTCACAAGTCTCAACTTATGATTCTTTCGTTGTAGGTACTACTAGCGACGGAACAGCATACGCATGGGGGTTAGGAACATCAGGTCAGCTAGGCGATGGCTCAATAATTAGTAAATCTACTCCTACTCTTGTGGGTAATAATATATCCTTTAGAGATTTCAGTATTAATTCCTTCACCACAACACTAGCTGGTCCTCTGACGCTTAGAACAGATATAACACCTGTGCCGAATAGTTTTAGCGGCTCTTTTAATGGTAGTACTACATCTGTAACTTTGCCTGCAAGTGCTGCATGGGCGTTGGGTACTACGGGTACAATAGAATTTTATCTCTACTTAGTCGCATATACAGCTAATAGTAGAGTAATAACAGTTAATAATGATAACATTTCTATTGATGTGTACATAGAAACTGGTACTAACTTTTTAAGCTTACACGGAGGTCTTGTCGGCGCGCCCAGAACTACTATACCGTTCCCCAGAAACGTCTGGACTCACGTAGCGATAGTGTACAATTCGGGAAATTTATCTATTTATTTTAATGGCGTAGCGCAGACGATAACCGGACAAACTACTGGATTTAATATTACTAACTCATCTAATGCCTACGTAGGTGTGTTTCCTGGACCATCTGGATTTATTAATGGGTACATATCTAATTTACGGGTAGTTAAAGGTACCGCTGTATATACAGCTAACTTTACTCCCCCGACCTCTCCCTTAAGTGCCATTGCTGGTACAGAATTGTTAATGTTTGCTGACGTAGGCAAACAACAGTTCTCATCTATAAGCACCGGAAACAACAACGGTTACGGTGTTGGATACGACTATATTTTATATTCGTGGGGAGTTGGAACAAACGGTGGTTTAGGAAGTAATATAGTAGCTGCGCGATCTAGACCCACAATTGTGTCTACCCAAAGTTGGAATAAGGTAGGTGCGGGACAGTCTAATGCTGGTGCAATCACTAGTGAGGGTTATCTATTTGTTTGGGGGTTTGGCTTATCCGGACAACTAGGAGAAACATTCGCTAGTATCACTAGATCAGGTATAAATCAAGTGGGTGCCAATTATCCGATCACTACTGTAAGAACCCCTACAAAAATAGACGGTAATTTAGGAACTACTAGCTGGTCTAGTATTAGTGCAGGAGAAAGTCATACCGCTGGAATTACTAATAATAAATTATTCATGTGGGGATTGAACGTTGCAGGGCAACTAGGCATTAATTCAACTTTGAACAGATCCAGTCCTACACAGGTAACTGGCACATATTCTGACGTTTCTGCCGGAACTTCTAATACACTCGCAATAGCGATCAACTATCCAACTGGTCAATAATAGTTTTTCTGGAGATAGACATTTTCTCTATAAATAACTTACGTTAATTTAGAGGGAATCATATGCATCCAATTGATCAATTATTGGCTTATCAATTACAAGGAAAACAAAAAGAAGCTTGGGCTATTTCGGAAGAAATGGAAAGAGCCGGACCGGACAACTGCAAAGACCCGTCCGGAAAAGTAAATCCAGAAACATGGATTCGACATAGTTTTAATCGAGGATGGTTTTTATTACAACAAGGTGATTATCAAACTGGGTGTCAGTTACTAGAAAACGGTAGATTTATTAGCGTGTATGGATCCGGCCCACTAAAAACGGATAAACCTATATACAATCCTCAGGTTCATAATATAAAAGGTAAAGGCATTATCATTTCTTTAGAAGGCGGTTACGGGGACGAGATCATACATGCACGATTTGCAACCAGTTTTAAACAACAAGGTGCTAGTAAAGTATATTTGGCTGCTGCACCAGAATTAGTTAGCGTTTTTCAACGAATTCCGGGAGTAGATGGCGTTATCTTACGTAACGCAGCAGATACAGTAGAGCACGATTATTGGGTTCCGGGGTTCAGCGCGGGCTGGGTCGCTGGACACACATTTAATGATTTTCCCGGAAAACCGTATATGTCACCATTGCAGTCTAGTGTGGATATATGGAAAAATTTAATAAACAGTGATAAAATTAAAGTAGGTATTCGTTGGGCAGGCAACCCTAAATTTGAACATCAACAATTCAGAAAGTTTCCAGAGGCTTTCATGACTAATCTTGTAAAATATAAAGAATTGCAAATTTATAGTTTACAGCGTGACCACAACATTATTCAATTACCAGAAGGTATTACAGATTTGCAACACTTCCTGTTAAGTTGGGAAGATACAATGGCATGTATTGCCAACTTAGATTTAGTTATCACAAGTTGCACAAGTATAGCACATATTGCAGCAGCAATGGGTAAAGAAACTTGGGTATGCCCTCCTATTCTGCCATATCATACATGGGCATACGGTAGTCCTGAAAATGATAGAAGCCCTTACTATGAATGCGTTAGATTGTTCCGTCAGGAAGAAGCCGGTAAATGGAATGCAACCTTCCAAAAACTATATAAAGCATTAGAGGAAAAGTTCAATCTAGAACATATAGAACTACCAAATGAAGACAAGGTTCTAAAACGGTTAAATTTGGGATGCGGACTTAATAAATTTGATGGTTACTTAAATGTTGACAACAGCGAACTAGTAAAACCCGATCAAATAGTAGATTTAAATGTTACTCCTTGGCCATGGAAAGATAATGAATTTGGTCATATAGTGGCTAAAGATATACTAGAACATTTAGGTGATACACCCGAAGACTTTATTAACATATTAAAAGAAATGTATCGAATAAGCGATAACAGCGCAGTTTGGGAAATTCAAGTACCACACTGGAGATGCGACATTGCTTTAGATGATCCTACACATAAGAGGTTAATAACATTAGGTACTTTCATGCTTCTTAATCAAAAGAAAAATTTTGAACGAATGAAAGAAAATCAAAGCGATTCTTTATTGGCGTTTGAACATGATATTGATCTAGAAGTCTGTGATGTTAAATTTGATTATTTACCGCATTGGGAAGAAAGACTTAAAAGAGGTGAAATATCCGAAGAAGAGCTTAATTATGCATTAAACACTTTTAATAATGTTGCATTAAGCATGAAATTATTAATTCAGGTTAATAAGCCCGGCAGAGTAAGTAGGTCAGAAGTTGAATACTATATAAACAACAAATAATGTTAAAATTAGACTTTAGTTATAATTTATCAATTGAGTCGGCATATATCATAACGATAAAGAATCATCCGATCAGTGAAAGAATGTCATTACGCTGTCAACAGAGTCTTATGGCTTTAAAAATGCCCTATACAGTGTGGGATGCATTCGATGGTACTTCCGGAGCTATTGTAGTTCCGGAACATGCAAAAGATAAAAGTTGGGTAAGTTGGATTAAATGGGTAGACAAAGATTTAAGCATTACAGAAGTCAGTGCAGCACTAAGTCATATTAGTTTATGGGCGCGCTGCATAGAACTAGATAGGCCTATAATTATTCTTGAGCATGATGCTATCATGATTCAAGAATTACGAGATCATCCAGTTACTGGTGTAATACACTACTTAGGTTGTTATGAGCAAGCTAAAAAAGGTTGGCCTGTATTAGTAAATCCTCCGCATGCCACAAATGGCAACAACTATCATTTTATATGCAGAGCACATGCTTATAGTATAGATCCTTGGTCAGCGAAAAATGCTATGGCACACGTAATAAAATACGGCATTAATGAATCATTAGATATTATGCTGCGAAGTGATATAATACCTACCATTCAGTTAGGTTTATATGCGTATGATGAAAGTGATATCTCAAACACCACAATTGTTGGTCGTAAAAAATCATTAGATGGTAGCGAAAGATGATAGATATAAAACAAAAAATAATAAACATGTCTATAAATGATTTTATAGACATAGATTTAAATAAAATAAATTTTATATCTAAAAATAATAATTTGCGATATGATATCAATTGCATGCCGGGACAAGAACATTATAGATTATTGTGTTTGTTAAGTACTTGGGTCAATAACACTTACATATACGAGTTGGGGTCTTGGACCGGCGGCAGCGCATTATGTTTGGCATACAATAAATCTAACTACGTTATATCATACGATATTAAACATTTAGTAGAAGTAGAAAGACAGCCTAACGTAGAATTTAGACAGGGTGATTTCACCCACGACAAGCAATTACTTAGTAGCCCGTTAATCTTTATTGATGTGACACATGATGGATTTTTAGAAAAAACCATATACGAATATCTAATAAAAAATAATTACAAAGGTCTTACAATTTGGGATGATATAAATCTTAATCAACCTATGAAAGATTTTTGGCAATCAGTAACGCACGAAAAATATGATCTTACTAAATTTGGTCACTACACTGGAACAGGCGCCATCTTATTTTAATGTATTCGATAGTAATTCCTCATTTATCTAATAGTGAATATATAGATACCTGCATTCACTATATAAAAAAGAATAGCAAGTACGATCCTGAAATTATACAAATAATTGATGAGACGGATGTGTATTATGCCTTTAACAAAGGAGTATACCAGGCTAAAAACGATATCGTTGTATTAATGAACGACGATATGGTTGTAAGTGAACATTGGGATGAATTTATTCCGTTATTTTTAGCCGAAGATACCTTTTTAACACTACATGTGGTAGAATCTAACCCGGGAAAGATGAATGGTCCCGAATGTATAAAATATGATTGCGGGGACAATCTACATACGTTTGACTATCAAAAATTTGAAAATTTTGCAAAAAACCAAAAACAAAATACCCCTCTTATTCAATTCAATACTATTGGTTGGTACATGCCATTTGTAGTAAATCGTAAAAGTTTTGTGTCATATCCAAATATTGACAAATTCCCTCTTTATGCCAATGATGTGACACTATTTCATTCAGTTTTACCTAATTTAGGGTATAAGGTTGCATTACTTAACAGTTTTGTGTATCATTTTAGTAGGAAGGGTACCCAAAAATATTACAACGAAAAAATTATGAAAAAACGCGCAATATTTACATATAGCAATCATCAAATTGAAGACAAGATACCATATCTTCAAAAACAGATAATCAATAAGTTTAACACAAATAAACTTTGCAAATACGAGTATTTGCATTACAAAAAGCCAGACGGAGAAATGACTCCTGATCAGGTTATAGAGTATGGATTAGAAAAATTATTTTATCAAGATAACTATCATACAATTCTGATGTTAGATATTGATTGCATACCCCTAAGCACAGCCGCATTAGAGTATACATTTGATCGCGCCGAGCAAGGTGTATTAATAGGTAATGCACAACGCAGTAATCACATCGAAAACAATAAACATATCTATCCGGCGCCTAGCTGTATTTGTTTGACTAGAGATATGTATGAAAAGTTAGGTAAGCCAAGTTGGCAACCAACCAGTAGGGGCGACATAGGTGAAGAACTCTGTTACATCGCTGAAGAAAAAGGAATAGAGATAGAAATGTTTATGCCGGGTAAATATGAGGAGATTCCGTATTTTACAAGCACTGAACGTAAGCCTTGGCCTTTAAAAGACGGACAGCCTGAATTTGGTATAGGAACAACCTTCGTAGACAGTAATGGTAGAGAAATGTTTTATCACTTGTTTCAGAGTAGATTAAATGTATTCAATCATTTGTTCTTTCTAAAATGCGCGAGTATTATGCTATGAAAAAAACAAAAGATATTTTTTGGAAAAACCTAAAACTTCAATGCCACAAATGGGACAACTATTTTGACATATATGATAAATTAATGCTTCCGTACATAGATAAAAATCCTAAGTTTCTAGAAGTAGGTTGCGCCCACGGCGGCGGGCTAGAAATGTGGATAAATTATTTTGATGGAAAATTAGACTTATATGCTGTAGATATTAACAAAGATTTTTTAGGATATAAGTTTGATGGTGTTGAAGTAAAATATAGCTGCGTAGATCAAGGTAGTAAAGAACACTGGGACGCATACTTAAGTGATGGCAAAACATTTGATATTATAATTGATGACGGTAGTCACGTAATGAACGATCAGATAGTTACCTTAATTAACTTATTTCCAAAATTAAATGAGGGCGGAATGTATCTAATAGAAGATACTCACACCAGTTACTGGAAAGGTTATGAGGGTGGCTTACATAAGCAGGGAACCTGCATAGAATTTTGTAAGCAATTAATTGATTTAATACATGCTCCGCATATAAACGAGACACCACCTCCTGAACTAGCAAAAATTTTCAAAGACCTAAAATCAGTAGAATTTTACAATAGCATAGTGGTCTTACGTAAAGAACACGTAGAACATCCGGCAAAACCGGCACATAATGAAGAGGGTTGGGATCCCAACTTTAAATGGGGATAACGTGATAGATTTATTAGTGGTTTTACAAAGTCATAGCTTATCTAATAATCAAAAACAGATTACTAGATACATGTGTCAGGATAAGGCTGAAATTTCTTATAGATGTATAAAATCATTAGTCAGATCGATGAATCATCTATATGATTTAAAATCTTCGGAAGTAAATATTAGACTTCAAATATTAGATGATCACAGCGATAGTAAATTTCTTAACAGACTGGATACTGTATTAAAAGAATGTAAGTTTTCTTATAATTTAATTCATTTAGATACCTATGGTGTGATGCCAAGTATCTTAGCTTGCTACGAGTACGGCAAAAATTACGGTAAAGATTTAGTATATTTTGCGCAGGATGATTATCTCTATTTTGAATCATGCATTTATGAAATGGTAGATGCATATTTTAGATTTACAGAAAAAACTCGCATGCCAGTGTGTATATATCCATTTGACGATCCATATCGATATGGCATACCTCCCGATAGACAGCCTATGGTAACAGTACATTTGGGCATCAAACGCCATTGGAAAACTGCGTTCGGAACTGCTAGTTGTTTTATGGTAGATTATCAAACATTGGTAAAAAACTTTGATTTGTTTGATGCGATGGGCAGACATGCAATCGATAATGTAATGGAAGACGAAACTATTAATAGGCTATTCAGGGAAAGAAATTGCTTATTGTTTACACCTATTCCTAGTATCGCATTACATGCGCAAGCTGATACAGAAAAGGATCCTTACATAGATTGGAAAGAATTATGGGATCAATTTGCGGAATCACCTGATAGTAACTACAATCATTTATTTTCTACCAATGAAAAAATAGTTTTAAATTTAGGCGCTGGCTCGACCTCTGTGCATAGACAAACTCCTTTATTTACAGGATGGAAAGAAATAAAAGTAGATGTAAAAAATGCAGAACCTGATATTATAGATGATATTGTTTCGTTAAAAAATATACCAAACGATAGCGTAGATGCCTTTTGGGCGTGTCATGTAGTAGAGCATGTGTATTTTCACCAACTTCCTGAGATGTTTAACAATATGATTAGAATACTTAAAAAGGACGGTTATGGAATAATACGTGTTCCTGATATTGGATCTATTGCGCATATGATAGAAAATGACCTATTCACGCCGGTTTACGATAGTAGTGTGGGTCCTATTTGTCCTATCGATATATTATATAGTTCTAGAGTATTAGTAGAGAAATACGGCGAGCCAATGGCACATAAGACTGGCTTTACATTGAAATCTATGAACGAATTATTGTATAGTTTAAATATAAATGCGGCAACAAACAAAATCAATGGTGAAGTGGTGGCTATCCTATACAAAGAAAAAGAACCTTCACATTTATTTTCTAATCCCAACTTTAAATTTATATGAAAAGAATATTTGTAAATGGCACGTTCGACATATTACATCGAGGGCATCTAGAACTTTTGAATTTTGCTAAAAGTTTAGGTGATGAACTTAGTGTAGCAATCGATAGCGATTCTCGTGTGAAAAAACTCAAAGGAAGTGATAGACCAATAAATTCACAAGAAGAAAGAGCCCTTATGTTAATAAATCTTAAAGCAGTGGATAAGGTTTATCTATTTGATACAGACGAAGATTTAATTAATTTAGTAGGTCAACATGATATTATGGTTAAGGGTTCTGACTATAAGAATAAAGAAATATTGGGCAAAGAAGTTTGCAAAGAATTGGTATTTTTTGACATAGTAAATGGATACAGTACAACAAAAAAAATTCAAGATATTACTAATAGGTGATAACGGCATTGATAATTATCAATATGGTTTAGTATCTAGAATAAGTCCAGAAGCACCGGTACCTATAATAAATTACACTCATACAGTCACCAAACCGGGTATGGCAGCAAATGTTAAGGATAATTTAGAGAAATTGGGATGTGACGTTGATTTCATGCACGGCTTAAAAACTTCAATTAAAACTAGAATAATTGACAGCAAGTCTAACCAGCATTTGCTACGTGTTGATCAGGATTCACAATCTAGGCCTATAATTATAGATTATTTAGGAGAAGGATATGATGCTATTGTTATAAGTGACTATAATAAGGGATCAGTGTCATATGAGTTAGTAGAAAATTTAAGAAAAATTTATTTAGGTCCTATATTTGTAGACACAAAAAAAACTGATTTAGCTAGATTCGACGGTTGCATTGTTAAAATTAACGAATTAGAGTACGAATCTGCTAAAACACTACCCACTGAATTAATTGTAACTTTAGGGGACAAAGGAGTTAGGTATAAGAACGAATTGATAACACTGCCTAAAGTAGAAGCATTTGATGTTTGCGGTGCCGGGGATACTTTCTTAGCTGCACTATCATATAAATATTGCGAAACTAAAAATATGTTAGATTCGATAAATTTTGCAATAAAAGCAGCTAGTATAACTATACAGCACGTAGGTGTTTATAGCCCTTCTCTAATGGAAATTGAATGACAAGACTAAAAGGCTATGTAGAGAAAGGTTGGGGACATGAATTAATATGGGCAACCAACGACAAGTATTGTGGAAAGATGATGCACTTTAAAACTGGTGCGCGATTTAGTATGCACTTTCATAGAGAAAAAGAGGAAACTTGGTACGTACAGTCTGGAAAGTTTGTTGTTCGTTGGATTAATACAGATACTGCGGAATCAAGAGAGCAAGAATTGAATGAAGGGGCAGTTTGGCATAACCCGCCCTGTATGCCGCATCAACTAGAATGCATTGAAGAGGGTACTATAGTTGAAGTAAGTACTCCGGATAGTGTAGAAGACAATTATAGAGTTAGTCCAGGAGACAGCCAAAAAACATGAATATATTTCAAATTGATTATGAAACCCGATTGCAAAGTTGGTACGATTTGAAGCAGTCAGTCAGAGAACTGCCCATATTAGAAAAATGTATTAAAATAGATAACTGGTGGCAAAAAGCACCACTGATAAACAGACATTTACACATTTTAGATACGGAAAACTGGCCTAGCCCATGGGAACTTTTGGCAGAAAATACATATTGCGAGGTTGCAAGAGCCTTGGGAATGTGTTATACTTTGTACATGACAGGAACTTCGGATATTGAAGTCGTAGAAGCATCAGATAATTTAGGAAATGATGTTATATTAGTCCTAGTAGACAACGCAAAATATATACTTAATTACTGGCCTGATACAATAGTAAATAACTGTCTACGTGACTTTAGTGTAAAACGAACCATAAATATACAACATCTCTTACAAAAACTATAATAGGCGAATTATGAATAACATATCAGTAATAAAACGAAATGGGGAATCTGTTCCTTTGGATATAAGCAAAATACAAAGACAAGTGCAGTACGGCTGCCGAGGAATAGAAAATGTAAGCCCTAGCATGATCGAAATAAAAGCGCAGATTCAACTGCATGACGGAATTCATACTAAAACTATAGACGAGCTTTTGTTAAAAGCTATGGTTGATTTAATTGATGAAACTGAAAACCCTGATATCAATCATGTGAATTATCAATATGTAGCAGGCAGACAAAAAGTAAGTATGCTACGTAAAGAGGTATACGGTGAGTACGATCCTCCTAGTTTATATGACATAATCAAAAAAAATGTCGATTTGGGAATGTATACTTCAGAACTATTAGATTGGTATTCGAAAGAAGAATGGAATATCATAGACCTTTTTATAGACCACAGCAAGGACGAAAATTACACTTATGCGGCTATCGCTCAATTAGCAGAAAAGTACTTGGTGCAGAACCGTGCTACTGGTCAAATTTATGAAACACCGCAAGTTAGGTATGCAATAGCTGCCGCCACTGCATTCCACAATGAACCTAAGGAGAAACGCCTAAAGTATGTTAAAGAATATTATGAGTGTGCTAGCGATGGTCATTTTACGCTGGCAACACCTGTCTTGGCAGGTCTTGGCACAACTACAAAGCAGTTCAGCAGTTGCGTTCTTATTAGTAGCGATGATACTCTTGATTCAATTTTTGCTGCAGGTGAAATGATGGCAAAATATGCTAGCAAACGCGCCGGCATAGGATTAGAAATAGGTCGTATTCGCCCAGTGGGCGCGCCCATTCGTAATGGAGAAATCAAGCACACTGGTATGATTCCGTTTCTTAAAAAATGGTTTGGTGATTTGCGTTCCTGTTCACAGGGCGGGGTAAGAAATGCAAGCTGCACAGTTACATTTCCTATTTGGCATTACCAGTTTGAAGATTTAATTGTTTTAAAAAATAATCAGGGAACAGAAGAAACTCGGGTACGGCAAATGGATTACAGTGTTGTGATCAATAGAATGTTTTGGAATAGATTTAAAAATAATGAAAACATTACTTTATTTGATCCACACGAAGTTCCGGACCTATACGAGGCATACTACAGAGATACAGAAGAATTCGAGAGACTTTACAAAATGTATGAGGGTAAAAAATCTGTAAAGAAAAAAATTTTACCCGCCGCCGAAATTATAAAAAACGGGATCCTAAAAGAAAGAACTGATACGGGTCGTATTTATTTGGTATTTATTGATAACGTAATTAATCAGGGACCATTTGATACAAAGCTGGATCCGATCTATCAAAGCAATCTATGCCAAGAAATTTTACTACCAACTAAACCATTTCAAAGAATCGAAGATCCATCAGGAAGGATTGCATTATGTACTCTTGGATCTATTAATTGGGGAGCGTTTAAAACTCCGCAGGAAATGAGAAAGGCTTGTAGAATTCTAGTTAGATCACTGAGTAATTTGTTAAGTTATCAGGATTTTTTGAGCATTCAAAGTAAATTAGCTAATGAAGACTTTGAACCATTGGGTGTCGGCATAACTAACTTAGCATATTGGCATGCAAAGCGTAGTTTTAAATATGGTCAAACCGATAGTTTAGCTGAAGTAAAGCGTTGGGTAGAGCATCAGGCGTTTTATTTGACCGAAATGAGTGTAGAATTGGCACAAGAAAGAGGATCCTGCAAACTAAGTCAGCAAACTTTCTACGGAAGAGGAATTTTTCCATGGGAGCGCAGAAGCGAGGGTGTCAATGAATTGGCTGATTTTACTCCTAGTACCAATCTAGATTGGGAAGGCCTACGCGCCAAACTTTTGAAACATGGAATAAGAAATGCTACTTTAATGGCAATAGCTCCTGTTGAAAGTTCTAGTGTAGTATTAAATTCTACTAATGGCATTGAAATGCCTATGGAATTAATTAGTGTCAAAGAAAGTAAGGCAGGTAGTTTTGTGCAAGTTGTCCCTGAATACAAACGACTTAAAAATAGATATCAACTAATGTGGGAGCAAAAAGATTGCATAGACTACTTAAAAACTTCTGCGGTGTTAGCAGCATATATTGATCAGAGTATCAGCACAAATACATTTTACAATCCTGCATATTTCAACGGTAAGGTCCCCGGCACTCTAATTGCTAAAAATTTAATGCTAGCATATAAGTGGGGAATCAAGACGATTTATTATAGCTTAATTAATAAAGTAGGGGCTAAAGCTGGATTAGCTGAAGATCAGAATAATGTAGTATATTTTCAACCGCCAAAGGATAATGATGCCGAAGAATATTGCGAAAGTTGTGTGTTATAATGGCGCATTTAGTTTCTAGTATACCGCCCATACATTGTTTTATTCGTAAAGAGTTTTTGTATGATTTTAAAAAAGGCTTCGGCGAATATGAACCTTGTATTTGGGTGTCGATTAAAAGTATAAGAGGTCAGGCGTTTAGAATAGAATCGTATTTGCCTAATTATGGTGCGTTATACGATAAGCTACCGCTACACGCATATGTCTCACGAAAAGAAAATTTAGATCCTAAACAGTTTCTTTCACTAGATACTTTGCAAATTTGGGATTGTTTTAGTTATGATTTTACTGTGATACAAAAAGCTTTTTTAAGAAATTTATCTTGTAAATTTTATGCAAAAGATAAAAAGTTTTATCAAGGGAACTATTTGTTTACGGTAGATCATTCAGCCCCTGATTTTAGCATAATTGACACAAGTTATGCGGAATGGCCAGAAGATCATAAAAGTTTCAATTTTATTGAATTAGAAAATGGACAGTATGCGGCTCAGCCAAACAATAGATGTTTGTTTTTAGATGCGGCCAGTAATCCCAAAGAATTAAAGTTTCCGGATTTTAATGTATGCACTAAAAAATATGTAGTTGAAACTAATCCTAAATGGTTTTTAGGTGATACCAACACGGTAATGTATGAGGAAAGAAAAGACAATGAGTAAAGAACAATATAATATATCAAAGAAAACTAATTATTTACAACGAACTATGTTTTTGGATCCCGAAGGCCCGGTTACGGTTCAAAGATTTGAAGAAGTAAAATATCCTAAGGTTCAGAAATACGAAGAAACTGCTAGGGGTTTCTTTTGGGTACCGGAAGAAATTAGCCTGACCAAAGATAAAATTGATCACAAAGAAGCAAGTGAGGCAGTAAAGCACATTTTTACAAGTAATTTACTTCGACAAACTGCATTAGACAGCATTCAAGGTCGCGCACCCGCACAAGTATTTGCTCCGGTCATTAGTATACCTGAACTTGAAGCGTTAGTAAACAATTGGAGTTTTTTCGAAACAAATATTCACAGTAAATCATATAGTCATATTATTCGTAATATTTACGGTGTGCCCAAAGATGAATTTAATAAAATTCACGATACAAAAGAAATTGTAGATATGGCGGCAAACATAGGAAGATACTATGAAAATCTTCATCAGCTAAATTGCGTTAAAGAAACAGGCAGAACAGTATCAGAAGAAGATCATATAAAGGCAATTTGGTTAGCGTTAAATGCAAGTTACGCATTAGAAGCATTAAGATTTATGGTAAGCTTTGCTACTAGTTTAGCTATGGTAGAAAATAAAATATTCATAGGTAATGGTAATATTATAAGTTTAATTCTACAAGATGAATTACTGCACGCCGAATGGACCGCTTATTTAATTAATCAAGTAGTAAAAGATGATTCTAGATTTGCTAAAGCAAAGATAAATTGCGAAAAAGAAGTATATAACATGTATATGGAAGTCATCAAAGAGGAAAAAGATTGGGCTGATTATCTATTCAGTAAGGGTGTCGTTATTGGTCTAAATGCAGATATTCTAAAGGACTTTGTTGACTATACAGCTTTTAATAGGTTGAAAGATATAGGTATTAAATATCTTGAGAATCATCCTAAAAGTAGTCCTATACCATGGTTCAATAAACATGTCAATATTAATAAAAAACAAACGGCATTACAAGAAAATGAAAGCACAAATTACGTTATAGGAGTAATGAGTGATGAATTAGAGTTAGATGCCTTGCCCGCTATATAAACTATGAATATCTGCGCATGTATGGGTCCTCAGGGTGACGATTTATTTTGTCCTTGCAAAATGAAATCAATGGGTTTAGAATCACATAATAGTTGGGATTCTCAAAAAATTAAAGAGTTAACACAGGCATTATCTAAATTTTCTACACAGGAGAGTGAAAAAATTGAAGGCAATAATTTGGAGTAAGTATCATTGTCCGTTTTGTGATCAAGCAAAAGCATTGTTGGAAGCAAAGGGCATAGAATATGAAGAAAAGAAAATAGGAGATGGCTATTCTAAAGAAGATTTGCTAGAAGCAGTACCAACCGCAAGAACGGTTCCGCAAATATTTTTAGATGGTGAATTGGTAGGTGGATTTACAGAATTAAAGAAAAAATTAATAACAGAAAGCAAATAATGGAAATTAATAAAATATACACATTTAAGTTGAGTTCAGGAGAAGAGTTAATAGCTAAGGTAACCAATAGAATAGATTCTAATATACTTAAAGTTTCTAATCCAGTCTCTGTTGCCCCTAACGGTAAGGGAATAGGATTGATTCCTAGTATGTTCACTGCTGATATAGATGGTGAAGTTACGCTAAATATTAATAACGTTACTATCTATGCAGAAACAGATGAAAGCGTTAAGGTTAAATATATAGAAGTTACCACCGGAATAACAGTACCGGATAAAAAAATATTAGTAGGATAATTAAATGCCAAAATTAAGTCGTGTAGGTGACACAAATCAGCCCGGCGGCGCTATAACACGCGGTGCTAGCACTGTTTTGTGTAACGGAATTAAAGTGGGATTACACGTTAGCCCCATCACACCTCACGCGCCTTGGGGTAGCCCACACGATGCAGCAGTGACTACTGACGGTAGCCCCACAGTCTTTGCCGAAAATGCACCTGTGCTTCGAGTAGGATCAGGTAATAGTTGTGGGCACAGTATAATTCAAGGAAGTTCTAACGTCTTTGTGCCATGAGTTTAACCCCTTTAAAAGTTAATACCTTGGGCGCACTAGTTCAAGGACAAGGATTACGTATAAATGAGCAAGCAGTGAGTTATATGGGATCCAGCACGGCATTAAATAACTACTCTAAAGGGTCAATTTTAACTACGTCTAGTTTGGGTGTGTTGTCTGATGCAATCAGAGTTGCATATACTAAAATAGGTAGTGGAATAGATTTATCTACGTATAATAACTTAATTTCTATAGGAAGTAATTCTATACCAGTATTGGGGATCGCAAAGCCCAATAGCTACACTAATTCATATACAGGTGAAATTACAAGTTATGGATGGCTACGACTAATTCCATATCAAGCATATCAAGAATTTTACATCAACAATGGTAGCTATAGTGATTTTTTAAGCACATTCAATACATGCAATGGAACAAAAAATCAGCAAAATGATACGATTAAAGCGTTGAATAAATCTATCACTTACTTAGATGGCATTTATAGCAACATGAATGACCTAATAACTAGCGATATCACCGGTGTTAGTTTAAGCACATTCTATTGGGGACAAGATTTAATTGCTTCGGGCAAGTCTATTGATTTAGAATACATAGATCAATTTGGCAATCCTCAATATTTATTAATGACGTTGTATAAAAATCAAGCACTAACATCGGCAGTTAATTTAGCACTATCTAGTGCAGGTCTAACATCTACGGACATTGCTAATTTATCTAATGGGGTCCCCGCTACAACCGAACAACTTAAGTTAATATATGCATCTTTTTGTATGATAGTGGGTCAAGATTTGAATGATGCGTGTATACCATTAAATTGTCAAACCAAAAATTTAGAATCTCTTGCAGACCTGTTAGACCTAAAAAAATTATTTCCTAATAGTTATAATACATTAACTTATCCAATATACAATACCATCACATTGCCTACTAATAGCAAAACATATCAATTAATATATACAGGTAGTGATGTAAATACTGATTTGAATTCAGGAATAGGACAACGTTTATTTAATATTATTCCCCCTGAATTAGCATTTGCGGCAGATGCATTCGCTATTTCGATGATGCAAATTAAAAATATAAAAACAACTAGTATCGAAAAATTCAGTCAAGTAGTAATGAATTTGGAAAACGTTAGTGATTTGGGAGTTAATGGATCAACGATTCCAACAGATGTTGAATATGCAAATATTGCAATAAATGCAATAGCTAAAGGTTCGGGTGTTGGGAATCTTTATACGACCTGTGATTTTTTCGGTAGCATGACTAGTGTTCATTATGATTGGCAAACATTGCAAAATGGTGTCAATAATTTAATAACCAATAGTCTTGCGTCAATTTATAATAGCATATATAATCTAGTTTCTAGTGCGGGACCATATACCAACCTGCAAACACTGATAACGCAAGCCAATAATGAAATTGTAAATATTGCTGCTGCAAATGGAATACTAGCAGTTCAAGTGAATAGTTTATACGAAACATTTGGTGAAAAATTAAAGAAAGAACAAGACGCTAGAAATTTGGCGTTAGGGATAACCACAGAATTACAGAGTAATGTATCTGACATTATGCTGTTTATGGATAATCTGTCTCAGTATGCAACTGATACTGAAATCGAAGGTACTGCGCAGGTGCTAGAGAATATAGCAGATATCACAACTGAAGGAGGAAATTATTTAATTGCGGCCATGCGTGAGGCGAGAAACGCAAACAGGTTAGGTCTTGCCGGGCTATCCCAAGACAACAATATTGTTGCCGATAGTTTGGTTTTACCTAGGGTATCAGGATCTACATTAGAAGAATCCCCTATAATAGGGTACCCAAATAGCAGCACACTTAACGATATCCCTATCGTTACTGGAGCTGCAACAGTACCAGGAAGCCTTGCAGGCAGTCCTGAAACTACGCTAGTACCGGATAATCTCAGTATATTAGTCCAACCCGCGGACCGGTCCGTACTAGCACCAGAACAAGCAGTCGAAGATGTAATTCTTTGTAACTGTGATTGCTGGGATCTGTTATGATAAGTTATTAATTTAACCGCTGTCATTGTGTTAACTAACAACTATGGGTGTTCCACATCCATGGAAGAAAGGAGATAAATGATGCACAAATTTTTTGGGAAGGTTAGGGTACACCTTTTAATGCCCATTGTTTTACTTTTTGGTTTTACTGCTAGTATACCTTTAGCTGCTGGGATGGATAATGTTAAACATCACAGAAAGTCTACGGTAGATTTTACTCAATTAAAATGCATAGCGACTGGCATTTTTTATGAAGCTAGGCATGAGCATATAGATGGTCAAGCAGCAGTTGCTAGAGTAATACTCAATCGAGTAAATCACGGATTCGCTCCTACACCATGTAAAGTGGTATATCAAGTAAATTATTTTCATAAAGGTGAAGATAGACCAAAGGTAAAGGTTTGTCAATTTTCATGGGTTTGTGACAATATAAGCAAACCTAACGAGAAAGATCCTAAATTTAAAAAAGCAATGCAAGTGGCGTATGATGTTTTAGTGTTGGACAAATATAAAACAGTTGTTACTAAAAATACATTGTTTTTTCACGCTACGCATGTGGACCCCGAATGGCGATACAAAAAAATAAAGAAAATAGGTAATCATATTTTTTACGCTAAACATTGACATAGGTAGTGTAATAAATACTAGCATAATTTATGGAGAATAATTATGCTAGAAACTTTATTTTGGTTGGCAATAGGTATGTTTGTAGGTTGGAATTTTCCGCAACCTGAATTTGCAAAAAATTTACAAAATAAAATTTTAAGTAGTTTTAGGAAGTAATATGGCTTATTCGGATAAGGTATTAGACCATTATGAAAACCCCCGAAACGTGGGTAGTTTTGATACTAGCGATCCTTCCGTTGGTACTGGTCTTGTTGGTGCACCTGCTTGCGGTGATGTTTTGAAACTTCAAATAAAAGTAGAAAATGAAATTATCACAGACGCCAAATTCAAGACATACGGTTGCGGTTCGGCGATTGCGAGTTCATCGCTCGTTACGACTTGGCTTAAGGGCAAAACCCTTCATGAAGCTAATGAAATTAAGAACACTGAAATTGCGGAGGAACTCGCGTTACCGCCTGTTAAAATTCACTGTTCGATATTAGCAGAAGATGCGATAAAGTCTGCAATTTTAGACTATAGAAAAAAATGTGGAGTTTAGTTGTAATTGCTATTTTAAATGGATCCCCCATTAATAAAAATGACGGGTCATTGATTATGCATTTTACTACCAAAGAAGAATGCATAACAGCAAAAGCAACTATTTTAAATAGCTGGCAGATAGAAAAGTATAGAGTTTCTGCCTCATGTATTAATTTAATTAAAAAATGATTACCTTAACTGAAAAAGCAGCGAACAAAGTAAAACAACAACTTTTGACCCGAGGCAAGGGTTTAGGAATAATGATAGGTGTTAAAACTACGGGATGCAGTGGGCTGGCGTATAAATTAGAATACGTGGATGTAGCACCGAATCATGAAGAGTGGGTAAAATATGAAAGCTATGATGTAAATATTTGGGTAAATACCAAAGACCTACAATATATCGACGGCATGACCATGGAATGGAAACGGCAGGGTCTTAATGAAGGATTTGATTTTATAAATCCTAAAGAGAAAGATAGATGTGGGTGCGGAGAAAGTTTTAGAGTATAAATTTCTTTGATACATACTGTATGGCTAAACAAACTAATAAAATCAAAACTTTTGACGTTAACGAACACTTAAATCAACTTAAGCCCATCTTAGGCACAACTGATACTAAAGTAGGCGAGATGCTAGTATACAAAAATGATAATATCATTAGCTATTCTCTAGCTCTATTCGGTGAATACTGTGATGCCGAAGTTGATATTATGTCTAGGTATCTTACCCCTGAAAGCATATATGTAGATGTGGGAACTAATATAGGCTACCATGCACTTGCAGTGCACCAACGTGTTGGTTGCCAAGTACGAGGATTCGAACCACACCCTAATCATTTCGCTATTGCAGCCTATAATTGCAAAGATAAACCTATTAGGATATACAATACCGCAGTTGGAAACTCTAATGGAGTAATCAATATTAAAGATTTTGATCCTGAAAAATCGGGTAATTTTGGTGAGGTGTCTATTTCTGAAGAAGGAACAGTGGAAGTTAGTTTGATTAAATTAGATGAACTAGAAGAATTAACTCATTGTGATTTAATTAAAATAGACGTTGAGGGCCATGAATTAGACGTATTGCAAGGTGCGACTAGATTACTTAATGCAAATCGTCCAGTGGTTTTTTATGAAGCGATAGAACCTAATAGTTACGGACCTTGTTTTGAATATTTGCGCGACATGCAGTACAAACAGTATTGGGTAACATGTAGGAATAAACCATTGGCGCCCACATACAAGCAATCAGACGAAAATCCATTTGATATGTATGGAGTCAGTAATATATTAGCGGTTCCTGCTGAAAAAATGCAACCAACTGATCTAGCTCCTGTGGAAGAAAATGAACCATACCTACAGATGTTACAAAGATACCAGCAATATAAGTTAATGTTTTAATATATACTATACGCAATTATGAAAACTGTTGAAGAACAATTATTGTCCATAGTAGACAAATTTTTTAATAAAAAAAAGATTAATCCATTGCATTTGGATTTAAGTTTTAGAAATGATTTGGGATTAGACAGTCTGAGTTCAACGGAGTTAATTCTATGCTGCGAAGAACATTTCAACATAGAAATAGATGTAGATCACCCCGCAACATCGACTGCAAAAACATTACGCCCGTTGCATGACGCTATAGTACAGCTTATCGATCAGAACGTATCAACCAAATAAGCCAGTTTGTGGGATCTAATTCCCACCAACGCTTTCCACCAAAGTTGCTGCTGCTAGCAAGACCATGATGATTGTTATGCCAAGCTTCACCTAAAATTAAAGGCCATAACCAAACTACGTTCATACTGTCATCTTTTGTTTCATAATTTTTGTATCCTAATTTCGTCCAATGATTGACACTAGTGTTCAATGCATAGCTATGAAACGCAATTAACGAAGGAAACATAACACCCCATATCCACACTGTGGGATTCAGTAAAATTAGAAGAGCATGACTTATCCAAAAAATCTTTAAATAGTGAGTATGAGCAAAAACTACGTCTTGATCGCGCATTAAGTCTACTACATATTTAGGGCTTAATGTATCTGGCTTTATTTTAAACATCCAACCTACATATGAATGCCAAAAACCATGTTTGGGGCTATGCGGATCTTTATCAGTATCAGATAATCTATGATGATATCCCCTGTGGACTAGAACCCAACTGATTGGACTACCTTGTCCACTCATTATTGCGCACCATAGTATAAATCGTTTGCGCCATACTCCCGTAGTAAAACTACGATGACTGAGAAGCCTATGATAACAGGCACTTAACCCTAACATCATTATGCATACATATCCTATGATAGAGTAAATCCACCAATAATCAGGACTGTTATTTGAGAATAACATAATAATCGCATAAACTCCAAAAATGTGTATGGGTAGTAGTCCTCCCCATATAGGAGCCCAAAATATTAGTTGTCTAATTTTTTCTGCCAGTGAGTTAATAATTTTATGTTCCCTTGATATATGATATGTTGCCAACAACTATCGTCAGTTGAATTACTGCAAGTTAAGTATTTATAATCGTCAACCCCAAAATGCAAATTATAATTTTTAGCCAGTTGTTTAATAGTCCAACGTTGCCAATTAGGCGTTTCTCTGCTTATAAAAACTAGCTCACAGTTAGTGTTTTTTTCAAGCCAATCCAACTGAGAATACAGCATGGGCCCCAATGCCGGATGAGAGTTTTTTAAAGGTTCGGATATCGGCGATACTTTCCAAAGCCGATTGATTATTCTATACACTTGATTAGGCCAACAAGCTCTTTTCAAGATACTACTACAAAATATAGGAACATCATGTTCGTCAAATGATATACTCAGTGCCGAACATTCAGAATAAAAATGTTCTTTATTATAATTTTGCCACAGCGGATGATTAGTGTTGTTGTGTTGAATTTTACGAAGTTCATTAAACAAATGATCTAAATCTTTGTCAGAATTGGGAATCCACGTTACGGCTCGCATTTTTGAAGTTTAAATTTAATTAAGTACAGGATATAAATATCTATATATTTTACTTAGTCTAACTTAAGCTTTTAAAAAAGAATGTCTACGTCCAAATTAACCAACTATTTTACAAAAGTAGAAAATTTTTTAGATACAAGTGTGGATATTGTACCTAAACTTAAGTTGGGGAAATTAATTACATCCTTCGCCGGCACCGGAACATTGTTAGAATATTTTGTGATTGAAAATTTGGATGACGTGCTGTCATTGCACACACGGTCATTTTGTAAAATAAAACCTAATTATATAATTTACTCGCAGATAACCGGCAGTGGTCTTTTAGGGGCCCATATAGACCACGGTCCGTTAGTAAATTTAAATGTATACCTATCTGCGGAAAAAGATCGTACCTGTTTTTACGAAAAAAACTCAAATGTATCAGGTACTGCTTATCCGGGACGAGATCAATCTAATATATTCGACGCATCTAAATTAAACCAAATTGGACATTTTATAGCTAAATCAAACGAATCATATCTATTAAATGTCAGCGAAATACATTCAGTTTATAAAATTTCAACTAGTAAACGCTCATTTATAACGTATAGTTGGCATGAACATTCATATCAAGAAGTTTTAGACAATTTGTGTTAGATTTTTATTTTGGTAGGCTGCGATATAGTAATGTAAAACATTAAGTTTGGTCACTAGAACACAGAATTGCACTGGCTACCAAATATTCTTTTTCGTGACTAATGCTGAGTAAACAATAAGCATTGGGTATTTCTAATTTTACTTCCGGCTTGCCTAGTGCATTATTTTGTATATTCATACTTTTCCAAGTAGTGTTTTCTTGTATACCGGTACCTATAGCTTTGGAAATAGCTTCTTTACTAGCCCAAATCTTTGCTATATATACGGGCTTTTTTGGATTGCTTATTGTTTTATAATTAGATAATTCTTGTTCAGTGAGTATTCTATTAGCCATCTTATCTAATCTACCAATGGGTATTTGATAAAATCTTTCTAGCGATACTATATCTATTCCGTGTCCAATAATCATCAAGTATTTATGTACCGGATCTTTACTAAAGTTAATTTTATGGGTAAAATTATTATTGATTAATCCTGTTGTTGTTTATATAATACATAACATGAAATCACTTTCTATAAAACAAATACTGGAAATATTGCCACATCGATACCCTTTTCTGATGATAGATTCAGTGGTGCAATATGATCACCGATCCATAGAGGCAATTAAAAATTTTACAGCAAATGAACCATATGCTCAAGGGCATTTTCCTGAAAATCCTATCATGCCGGGAGTAATGATGATTGAGTCTATGGCTCAGGCTAGTACTATATTAGCCTTTAAATATGTTGAAGATAATCCGGAGATCGCAAAATACTTCAAAGGTTTTGGTATATTATTTTCAGATGCGGATCAGGTAAAATTTAGGAAAGTTATATATCCGGGAGATCAATTGCATATTTTTAGCACAATGACTAGAAATGCTAGAAATATTTTTGAGTTTGAATCTACTATTGAGGTAAACGGAATAGTTGCTGCGCAAGCTAAATTAAAAGCTCTAGCCGGAGTGTAATAAATATACGCACAGGAGAAAACATGAGTACTACAGAAAATTGGACCCCACTTACCAAAGAACAGGTTGAAAAAAAATTCATTTCAATGATAAATGAATATTTGAATCTAGAACTTGAATATCCTTTGCCGCCGGACTTATCCATTAAGGATCTTCGACTAGTCAATAATACAGAAATAGAGGGATTACCCGAAGAACTAGCCGATCTTAAGAAAAAAAATCTAGAAATAGACAGTATTGATATATTGGAACTTATCATTCAAGTTGAAGAAGAATTTGGCGCAACGATTGATGATCAAGAAATTGCAAAACTTCTTGTTTGGTCTGATTTGGTTGGGTATATCACTGATAGCCAAGATCCTACTAAAATTAAAAAGAAATAAATGAAAGACGTTTATATCGTAGATTATTTGGTTAAAGACTGTTTAGGTACCGACGTATCTGCTAACTACCTAAACATGCCCAATACTCCGGGCGCGACGCTGCCGCTAAGATATAATCATGAAGAATATTCAAATGTCCTTTGCAAAAAAGGATATCATATGAGTTATGTCGATTCAGATTATAGCACATACAAAATAACGGTAGATTTGTGCAATGAAATTAGTTCTAAATATGAGGTAGAATCCCATATTCCTAAAGATTCTGCGGTAGTGTTTGGCTCATTTTCTTCGGGTTTAAAAATTCGTGATGAATTTATGGCTGCATTTGAGTCGAATGCAACAAGATTCAGTCCTACTAAATTGTTTCAAGGAAATCACGATTTACTATCGGCGTTGGTTGCAGGTAAAATTAAATTAGAAGGAATTAATACTAGTTTAAATGGCGCATGTACTAGCAGTATGTTTAATCTGCATCTTGCAGTTATGCTTATTCAAACGGGTCAAACATCTGCTGCCTTAGTGGGAAATGCAGACATGCCGATACTTCCAGTAATGCAATATCATTGGCAATGCACCAGTGCTATTTCTACTCTAAACGGAGGAAACTGCGCTCCCTTTGATAAAAAAAGAGACGGTTTTTTACAAGGTGAAGGTGGTACACTTTGGTTTGTGTGCGACGAAGAAACATTGGTAAGAAATAATTTAACTCCGAAAGCAAAGATAAGATCCATTGTCAGCGGAGCTAAAGTTACCAGTATGACTGCACATGACAAAACTTGCGAGAATCAATTAAAACTAATAAACCAAGCATTAAGTCAGGCTAACCTGACTGCCAAAGATATAGCGTTCTTTAATGCTCATGCCACAAGCACACTTGTCGGCGATGATATTGAAGTTGACGTTTTTCAAAAAGCATTCGAAGACATTGATATTCCTATAGTTTCTTTTAAAGGATATATAGGACACACGATGAGCGCATGTGGTCTAATAGAAAGTGCGTATGGACTTGAGGCTGTAAAAAATGGATTCCTGCATCCTAACTATAATCTAACTGAACCATTATCTGATGATGCTAGAATTATAACCGAACAAACTAAATTGAACGGTAATATTTTTATGAAAGCTAGTTTTGGTTTTGGTGGTAGAACCAATATTACTATTTTTGAATCGCTTTAAAAACTAAATCTTTGTATTGTTTAAACAGTTTAAACTTTTTCAAAAGGATACTAGGCCAATGAAGTTCTTGGATTTTAGTATCCTTAATTTCATTAATAGTAAATCCATAACTTAACAAACTAAACAGTAACCAGCTGCTGGGGGTATTTTCATTATATAGCCCTATGCCGTTAAATTCTTCTGCTACCTCTAATGCTTGTTGATAAGTCATAATGTCGGTGTACCAATTTCCTTCACTATCTAGCTGATAACCGTATTTTTCATAGTTAGAGTCAAATTCGCTTTTATAATGGCTTTTAGCTTTGATAAACAATGGGAACCATAAGTCGTTAAACGGAGTGGTTTTGCACCAAGCATGAGTTGCCCTAACAGACTCAATGGTCTCCCCGGGCAACCCGATAATAAAGCTACACGTAAATGGTATCTCTGCATTCCAATGATCGTAATAAAGTTCTAGCAAAAACTTTTTTACTAGTTCAGGGTTCATGCCTTTACCTATAGCTTTACCACTAGCGTGATTTAAAGTTTCTATTCCAAAGAAACAAGAACCTAAACCCATTTCTTTAAGTAAAGGTATCTGTTCTCTATGGGCATTTAACAGATCAAGTCTCAAATAAGTAACGAACTTGATTTTGAATGGCAAGCTTGTTATTGCTTTATGTAACAACTCTATTTTCATAGTAGAGTCGTTAAAAGTATCATCAGTAAAAAAATAATTTGTAGTACCAAAATTTTCGTAATTGTAAATTAATTCTTCTCTGATTAATTCAGGATCCCGTAGATAGTCAAATTTCTTTTTGCCGTTAAGTGGATATGAACAAAAATTACATTTAAAGATACATCCTCTGCTGATTTCAATAGGTAATGTTTCACTGGGAAGAATAAAATCATTTTTACTCCAACGGTGATCTAATGTGGTAATATCAAAATGCGCAGATTTTCCATCGATGATGATTTGATTGTTCTTTTTTGGCCAAATTCTTTTTAATCTTTTTCCTTGTAACTCTTGTAGATATTCTGCTACACTTTGTTCACTATAACCGTGAAACACAACGTCAAATAGATCATCTTCTTCGATTTGATAACTGTTAGCACCGCCTCCAATTATTTTTAAATTAGGAAATTGATTTTTAATTTTATATAGTAAATTTCTAACATTGTTGGGGAGTATTTGATTGAAATGTCTTTTAGCACTAATAAATTTTCCTTTAGTGTCTTGATTATAATAAAAGGTAGTAGAAATTCCAATGGCTAATGTTTGATCATTCACAAAAGAAAGAATGATCGTTTCTAATTCTTCAATCTTAAATAAGTCAGTAAAATCTAAAACTTGACAGTTAATACCGAATTTTCTGCAATGGTCTGCAACTTGGTAAGCACCAATCGCTCTTTGCCATAATGGACTTGCTACATTTGTTAAAAGTAAAAATTCCGTGTGCATGTAATATTTAGCGAAATCACCCTCGACTAAATATATTATATAGGGAGAACTCATGCCAAACAAACTTATGATTGAAACTGTAAGGAAACAGGTAGCAAAAAATAACTTGGCTACCCACACAACTCAAAATGCAACATTCGGGTATGATTTACCTGAATGGTATGACACCAAAATGAAAGAGCTTGGCCAAAAATATAGAAATATAAGATGGTTGCCTTTGGACATTCCTAAAATCGAGTTCCCTAATTATCAAGAATTTATGGAAGTGTGGGATAAAGAAGCTATCGACGTAGTAAGACTTAAACCATGTACCGCTGAACCATGGACTAAGGAAAAACATCCTTTAGGAAAAAAAAGTAATTATTATGTTCCTCAGTTTAAGGGATTGCATATTTGGACTGTTGAGCCTGAAAAATTTTATGAAAATGAAAAAGGAATATTCGCCCACAAATATTTAGATCATCCTGTTTTTAAACCTATTATAGATCAAGTAATAGAATATTTTCCATTCGCTCACTTAAGTCATATGTATATATGGGAAAGCACTAAAGAAGTTCTTCCCCATAGAGATCAAACATTTTTTTGGAACTGCCCTACAGAATTCAGAATAATGTTACACGATGAAAATGAATCTCCCACATTGTACACTTGTGACGTAGAAGAAGGCGATGTTCAGTATGTAGACCTTGACGGTCTTGACACTAACTCTTTTTGTTGGTCTAACGGGTCACAGATACACGGTAGTGATTATTTTGGAAAAAGAAAACAATTACTTTGTATTAATGGATTCTTAAGTGTAACCAAATTAGACGAATTGTTAGAAAGAAGTGTCAACAAATACAAGGACCATCTTAATTATAAATTAGAAATTTAAATTTTGCTCTCCGTCGACGATATCAACGTCGAATCCCTCTTCGTCGGCAAAGAGAAAAAGGTAATTCCATAGTTCTTGTGTTGATTCTTCATTGGCATATAGCTCATAATTTTCTTGTGTGTCAAATGCTAACGACGTTATCAGTTTTACTTTTTCAGCACTTTCGTACACAGTACTTGCTTTGTGTGCGAATCCTACCTGCTGCTTTAAATTTTCTACCAAAGGTTCATACATTGGATGAAAATATAGGTTATCGATGAACTCTTTGCACAATTTTCTTGCTTCGTTTTGGTTTCTTGGTGTAAGGCGCACTACTCTTCCGTACATATTAAATTCTCCATATTATATGTATTTAATAATGTTTAAATGCATGATTAAATTAAAAAGAGTTGGGTAAAAACATAAAAATTATTCGGAATTTTATTACAGTAGGTGCATATTTTATGTTAAAAATATTTATGAAACAGCTATTCGTCATTAAATAAAAAGCGGAGAAAAGAAAATGTACACGAGATACTACAAGTTAAAATGTTTAGATGAACCAAAAATGCAAAGGTTTAGAATAGTAACTACTCAGGGGTTACCATTTGAGCAGTTGATGAAAAATTATAGTGTAAAAATGCCTGGTTTTATAAGTGCAGAAGACACACATTTTGATAACGAGCGATGGGAAATAACTACCAATTGGGAAAGTAAAGAGCACTTCGAAGAGGCCCAGAAACACCCTATGCGAAAGATGTTTTGGAGCCGGTTTGAAGTAGAAGTACTAAGACACGATATTCAATTTATCGTAATAGATGGTGACACCGGTGAAGAGTTCGAGCCATTAAGCCTCGAATAACACACCCATTCGAATAGCTACATCAAAGGGCCAAATCCTATCAGCTAGAATGGCTCTTTGATAACCATACTTAGCTTCCGTCCCAGCCTTAACCACACAATCAGTCATAAATTTATATTTGGCTACTCTAAAATTACTTTTACTCATTCGATTGAATAACCGATCACTCATTCCTGCATTTTTTAACGTATTGTTTTCTTGAATATCTATTTTATAGGCCACAAAAAATCTATTTAATTTTCTATTAATTTCCATCTCGTTGAAAATTTCAACATCGGCCTGTTTTAAAATATTAATTCCTTCTGCCGTATATAATTTTTGTGAAGCATCTAGCCGCCGCACCCAATGTCCCCATACCCAACTAGGGGATCCTATAGATTCTTTTGCAATCATTGTTCCCAATAATTTGTCATCATCCCAAATTCCCGGAAGGTAATAAGTGCGGTCAGTAAAAAATTCATCAACTTTGCTTATTATAAACTCTTTGTAATTATCATCTGCGTAACCATTAAATACCTGAGGTCGCAATGATAATAACTCTATTAGCTGTGATTTGTCTTTTATAGTAAGTGGTCGGTAATGCATGGTTTGTCAAATTTATGTTTATCTATTTACTAACAAATAAATACTCAAAGAAAAATAAACTATTTTATGACAGAGTTCAAAACTGTAACAACTTTTGAAAAACCTAATTCAGATGTTTTAGCGATTCTTCAGGAAATACCTGAATTTACTATTATTCAGCATGTATGCTTTCCGGATCATAGCCCCTACATATCCTCAAAAAAATGGGAAGTGCTCAATAATAATTCTTATATAGAAGCCTTTTTAAATTTTTACGATAAAACTGCTTATTTACAATGGAACGATGAATTTGGTGAAATACACGATTCTATGTTGACTACTTTAATAAAAAAGCTAGAAGATTTTGGTGTAACTATTAATAGGTATGTAGAAGAACCTTGTATAATGAATTCTCTGAATTCTTTTCCGCTAACAGAATATAATAACCGAGTTTGATATGTATATTGTTTACAATATAACGACTTTATCTTCTACGGACTCACGAGAAGTATATCCACAAAAAGAGCTAGTAGAATTGGTTTCTATGCTAATAGGATCCCCGCATGTAGTTACAGTAGAAAATCATTTATCGTCTGACGGATTGGTGTCTGAATTAAGAGTAATATTTTGGAGTGAAGAAGACTATGAACTTTGGGCTAGTAAACATAGAAAACGATACGACGAAATAGTAACTCTTTTCAGCGACATTCATAATTCAGGCGTCGTAAAATTTGAAAGATATACGTCATTGGATAATTACATTAGTCCATTCCCCTATGTTAATTATCCTTCCAAAAATGATCTAATAGACTGGTCATTGATCACGTATCATAAACAGTTTTTAATTGAAAATATTTTACCAATTGGGACGCTGCGGGATTATGTAGGAAATGGAAATTTTAAGCCAGCCGGTAATATTAAAGGATTAGGTTCGAGATTTATTAAAGAAAGAACTAGCGATATTATTAGAAGACCGCTTAGTGAAAAATCTACTAAAACTGGAAATTTCCCAAAGTTACTAGCATACAGCTTTGATCAAGCGGTCATTACTTGTATGTACACAGCGCCGTGGTTATATAGAAAATTACAAAAACTAACATTAGACGCAGAATCACTAGCCAACAATTATATAAAAGATTGTGATAACGCTGCGGTGTTAATTGGACACAGTGCTTTGGGTGATGAATTAACGTTGCATACGCATCGATTATCGGAAGAAACACGATATACATTCACTATTGCGGTTAGACTTACTTTTAACGGTAACGGAGCCATTAGTAAGTTTTACGATCCATTAGATAAAGACGATCCAAACTTACTAAACTATTATTCGGATCCTTCATTATTATACGATAAAGTGAAAGATCAGCAACCTAAACAACTTAAAATCACCGAACGAACAAGTATACTGGTGTTTTCAGCATCAATGATCCCGCACAATGTAGAATACGACGATGATTTATATTTGTTTTATGTTTATGACAATGTAACTTTTAAAGAAGGTGCACTTGAAAAAATAAAACTACAAAGTGAAATAAACTATTTTGACGAGTATTCCGAAGACTTGCGACTTTATTTTTTTAATTACCAATAAGTTGCTTTAGCATAATGATTGTCTAGAACTATTTCCGGTATACAAATGTGTTTAGGTAAATCAATAAGCCATCTAACTACATTAGCCATTTCTTCAGGAGTAGTCCATGCAATACTATTATTCCAATCAAAATTATCATAATCTGTAGTTGATGGTCTGAAATCAGTTAGAGACTCTAGCATAGGTGTATGTACTGCTCCGGGACTCACGCACATTACTTTGATGGGTTTATTTTTAGAATAATTTAAGCTCAACGACATATCTTTTAAGAATTTCTTGCTTATCGAATACGTGATTTTTTCTAACCCGTCATTTGGTCTTACGTGTCTTTCGGCACTTTGACTACTGACGTTTATTATTATACCGCTAGGCATTTTTTCATAAAATTTTAACAGCATTTCTACCGGAACTGTTCCGTTTGATTCAATCATTGCCAATGGACTACGATACAAGCAAGCAGCATTGTTAATAAAAATTTCGGGGGTATATTTTTCTACCAAATAATTTCTAAAACTTTCAATCCTAAGATCACCCTGTTCAGTTGCAGCACTGCTTCTTCCAACCGTAATTACAGTATATTCATCGGATAAATTTTCTGCAATTGCTTTTCCGATTCCTTTGGTGCCTCCTGTTATTAATGCTATTTTGTTTTTATCAACCATCCTATATACCCTTCTATATCGATTTCCCACCAGTGATCTTGTAGCACTAATCTTCCAGGATGAGCATGATGTGTGTTATGCCAGCCAAAACCCATACCTAACCAACCTAACCAAACATTGTTACGACTTTGATCTTGAGTTTCATATGTCCGGTATCCACTTCTATGACACCAATAATTCACCGCACCTAATCTAAAAAAATCAATCGCATACGCCAAACAATACATTAATAATAAAACAGGATCGACAAGAAATAATAATATGCAGAACAAGTAAATTATTTTATAATGATGCTGATGAAAAAATTTAAAGAATGGATCTCGCATCTGTTGAACGGCTATCTTTTTCGCCCATCGATGTTGCAGATAATATTCTTCATTGCTACCTTGCGGAAAAGTCCAAGCATAAAAAACTTTCCATGCACTATTCTGGTTTGGGCTATGAGGATCCAAAGGATCGTCTGATTGCAAGTGATGAAGTTTATGTTGTATAGTCCAATAAGTTAAAGGACCTATAGCTGCTAGTGTTGCTAGGATACCTAATACCCATCTAACAGGAGTCCAAGTTTCAAACTGTCCATGGGCAAAATATCTATGGGCTGCTACACCATTACCGATTACACCGATTAAAAACCAAAGTACTAGTAACGATACCCAATGGTCCCAAATATAGAATAAGGCTACAACGGCTAACACATGAAATGGTAAAAACACTAACCAAAAATTATGACCAAATTTTTTCATTTTTTAATTATTCTTATAATCAACGAGGGGATATCAACTTCCCACCACTTTTCCCAATTGCTCCAATTACCTGGACGAGCATGATGATTGTTATGCCATCCTTCCCCCATGGTAATTATATTTGCTATCCAACTGTTGCAACTACGGTCTTTGGTTTCATAACTTCTATAACCATGCATGTGTGCAATTACATCAAATGCGCCTGCCGAATGAAATACTAGTACTGATGGAATAGCATAAACAAAAATTATTAATAAAGGATCTATAGCACCCAAAATAGAAACATATAGTAATTGAATTATTATATATTTTTTGTGTAAGAATTTATGAAACGAATCTTTTCTAAGATCGTTGCAGTTTCTTATATCTATTTTGATATCTCCCCAAAATCCTAACCAAGTTTTAATTGCACCAAATTTATGAGGGCTGTGTGGATCCAAATCAGTATCGCTGTATCTATGATGCTGTCTATGAACAGCTACCCATGAAAGCGAGCTGCCCATAGCAGTCAGTGTGCCTAATACAGTTAAAACATAGTAAATAGGTTTGTAAGTATTAAAAGATCGATGACTTAGTAACCTATGAAAGCCAATGTTTATGCCTAAAATTCCAATAGTCCAATATACGCACAGTGACAGTAAAAGAAGCCACCATTCAGCGTTTACTATGGCATAAAAAAGTCCAACGATAGCTAAACCATGGTTTATTGCCTGTAAACTTCTTACTTGCACGTTGTGTGTTATGGCCATAGTGTAATTAAAAAAATAAGTGTTTATATTTATGTGAGGATTACTGCACGAATATAATAAAATTCAAAATTTTTAATGCTAAATATTACGATACTGGAGAATTTTATGTTTTTGACAATGTTGTTGACCGAAGAATATACTAATGAAGAAATAGGCCCATTACATGAAGATAATAGAGCAGAAATCCTAAATACAAAAACTTATGAAAATTTAAGTGATGAGGATAAAATATTGGTTTCAGAGTATTTGGAGTTGTGTGCTTCAGTGGCAGAGTTTTTCTACAAAAATACTAAAGTATATAAATTTTCAAATCAAACAAAATCTAAATCCATTATACAAATAATATTTCCAAATTCTTCTTTATACTACAAATGGATAAATGACCCCATATATAACACTAATTATTTTGGATATCTTAATGTTAGGGTTTGGTATAAATTATTCGGGGTCATTCAAAAAGTATCTTTACATGAAGGGTTTATAGAACCTGATAAATTTGATTCATATGAGAGTGCGGAACAATTTATACTAACCAAAGGCTCGTCAGTAACACTAACCCCGCCTAAAATATTATTCTAACTTCGTTGTTTTAAGGTCGGTAAATCCGTTGCGTGAAAACCCCCACTTTCGCTCTCTGCACCCATTACAATTGCCGCAGTGAATTAACTCGTCTTTGTCGCAACTATGTGTATATTCTAATAAATGTTCGACGCCCATATCATGATATAATTTTATTATAAAATCTTTCTCAACATCGATGAAGGGTGTTTGTATTAATGGGGTTTTTGGAACAGGAATATGCTCTAGTCCTATCATGTGTTCGGGTCTATTTTTGATTACGCCTATATACACTGTATCTAATCTAAGCACTTCCATAGACTCTATTACCGCGGATTCTATTTGTTTCTCTTCCGGTAAATCACTATTTCCGAATCTTTTTGCGTTAAGCGAGATATTGAAAATTTCATGTATTTTTTTTACTATGGGTCTTGCAAAATATTTGGAGCCCTCTTTTCTAAACATAACTATAGGGTATATAATGTGATCACTATTGGTGATTTGTTTTTCTTTTAGAAGCAAATAATAAAGAATAGCACTATCGATACCACCACTCACCAAAACACCAATGCGCTTTTGTTGGGGTAGAGTAATAGAAACAGAATTATTATTATATGTGTATATCATTTTATCCCTATGATCATGTATCTAGAAAATCCCCAAGTATCATATTTGAAAGTCATTTCTCCTTTATATAGTAATTCACTTACTGGAAACTTACTTACAAACTGTTCTAAACTATCTACGCAAGAATAATGATCTTCATGGTGCTTCATATTATTTCCTTGCAACACTACTATAGTACCCGGTGATATGTTCTCCCACCATAACATACTGCTAAAATGTTCAGTGGAGGTGTTTATAATCAAATCCGCAGTAGAAGATATAGTATTACAATCTTTGGTTTCAGCCTTAAATTGCCAGCCCTTCCATACCCAATTTTGATTAATCATATCAGCAATTAATTCGCAATTTGGGTCAATGTCATAACTTCTTATTTTTTTTACTTTAAATTTTTTTCTACTCAACAGTAAAAATGCAGTTAGCCCATACCAACCGCCGTATATATTAATTTCGTTACTTTCTATGTTTAATAATTCAAGTTGTTCGCATAGCCATAGCTTACTATCTATTTGTCCACTACTGAATGAATCTTTGTGTACTAAAAAATAGTTGTTGTTGTCTGAAGTTATTTCGGTCATAATATAATTTATTGATATAAATTGCTAATTTTCATTATAATTTCTTTTTCTATTCCTGTACCTAATATAGGATTCGAACTAGAAAAATCTAAATGTAATGCAAAAAATTTAGAAATAAGCATTACACCATTGTCTTCTATTTGGCCATTGCTTAAATTTTTACTTTTCCAAATTCTGTTTTTGGGCGAATCATAAAAGGGCACCCTGTACTCGAACTCAAAATTTTCTTCTAAGATACTTTTAGAATCTACTAACCAAAAATATTCAGTACTAGATAATTTAGCGGCGTCGACTAATAATGTTTTGTCGTTTTCGTAATTGTGCAAATATTTAACTTGCTTTGACTTGTTTTCTAACAAAGACTTAACTTCGTCAGTAATGTTATCACCAAAACATATTACATCGTAATTTCCTAAAAACTTATATTTAATAAACTCTTCTGGACTTCTTGTTGGACTACCGCAACTGGTTTTATAGAGAATACTATCTTTTGATGAATATATGTTTTTTATTCTAAAATCACCCGTAATCTTTTTTATATCGTTACCTAAACGGTTAGCTTCTTGTTCGAGTTGTAGTTGTAGCTTGCTAAATTCAGAATCAAATATTTCGTCTAGCTTGTTGTTATCATATATCAGCGATGTATCAAATTTTTGCTCAGACACTATTATATATGTGGCTTGTCTGGCACCTAAAATGTACCACAACCCATTGTCAACGTCCGAACCTAAATGCATACAGCGCCACAATCTTTCATAATTTTTCCAAAATAATTTGGACAACTGTTTTGTTGGGACACCGTCAATTAAACAAAGTTTCGTAGCTTCAATGAATCCATTTTTCCAAGCTGATTTAGGAGATTCTGTGGGGATAAAATCACTCACGCATTTGGAAAATCTCAAGCATGTGTTTTCGTTTGCAGAAAAAGTATTAGGATCTAAGATATGGTCAAGTATTGTGATGTCTATGTTGGTCTTTGTGGGGTAACAGACTATTCCGTTGTTACCATACGTATTTCCATTAACTGAGTTTTTTGCACTAAAACTTAGTATCATGTTGTTTAGGTCTATCGTGTCTACTAAGTTTATTTCTTGCTGAAAAAACTCAGGGTATACAATATTTTTCTCAGGTACTATAATCACATGGGTGTGGGTGTCACTGAATCTATCTATTTTTTCTTTAAGAAAATTTCTAGCATTTGTATTAGATGCGCTGTTTACTTTGGCTTCATCTATTAGAGATTCTGTCCAAATTGAACTTAGGTTTATTATGGGATAATGGTTTGGTTTAAAAATCATGCTAATATTTATAGAAAAAAATGGGTAAACAAGTATTTGACATTTACCTTCGACTAAGATAGAATGAGGACATTAGAAATTAGCAAAAACCACACTAAAAATATACTTTTTTTAAACCAGGAATAAATAAATTACTATGATGAACGTTACTTGTAAACATACTATGCAACAGAAAGGACTATGGTCAGTGTTATCCATATCGTCTTTTGCACCAGTATATACAACAAGTATCCGCGGCAATGACGAGAATCAAAGGGGTCACCGGGGGACGGAATAAACAAGTCATCATCATATAGTTTATACGAGCCCTGGAAACTAAAATCTCCAGGGCTTTTTGTTGCAGGAAAACAACACTATGGTTGACAAGTTAGAAGAAAGTAAGTTAAAATTCGGGTCTTCTGACAAAAACAAATGGTATGAAGAACATGTGTTGTCAGAAGAAGAATTAAATTTGTTAATAAAAAGCAAATTTGAAAGGTACAAAAATTATCAAAGTACTAATAACTTAGTAAGTTGATAATAAAGTGTGGGATAGGAAACGAGGTCCTGAAGCGCACTGTAAACATGCTTCGAACGGGCGGACAGTATACATGAAATTTGCGGAGGTAACGCATAAAGTAAGACTACTGGTTAGGGCAAGATCCTAACATAATGCGAGGAAACTCGCATTATTCTAAAGCATACTTAGTGAATATAAGGTACAGTCGGGGTGTTAAATGGGATCCTTTTAGACGGGCGGTTCAACTCCGTCATAGTGTGCTTTAGAATAATACGCATGTGCTAAACAATCACTATCCCCATGACGGATAGCTCACGTGCGTAATTTACAATTGGGGATTAGTGAAATGGTATCACACCGGATTTTGATTCCGAGGTCGTAAGTTCGATTCTTACATCCCCTGCCAAATTTAATAATGCGTCCTTAGCTCAGATGGATAGAGTACTTGGCTACGAACCAGGGGGTCGGGCGTTCGAATCGCTCAGGACGTGCCAGTTTGATGCAAAAAGAATAAAAAACTTATATGGTTTGACATATAAGTATAGAATATGTACCCACGATTTAAAAAAATTGATATTAAATTTCCAGTGATTGATATTACTCGAATCACCGGTGGCCCTTTACTAGAGGGGTATGGTGAAACCTTTCGAGCATGGTCACTAATAGATGAAGACTATTTTATTGAAATACTTAATTCAGTAGCTGAGTTTACAATAAAACCCGACGTATTTTCTTACGTAGAAATATCTGGTGAAGGTAGCCATCCGCACTCTGAACTAATACAAACTGTATTAAATTATTACATCGAACCGGGGAACGCTGTTACTTTTTTTTGGGACTTGGTTGACACTTCGGTAGCAATTGATAGTCTATCAAGATTGACCGAATCGGGAGAATGGGTAGAATCACCGATAAAATCATACGACCCTAAGTATCTAAAATATGTAGGATCATTCAGTGCTAACAAAAATGATTCTTGGCTATTGAGTACAGGCAGTATACATAGCGTTCTGAAATCTAATCCCAATCAAGTTAGAAAATTCTTTCGATTGGGTTGGTTAAATTACAATGTCGAAGAAGTATACAATAGCATAAAAATCAAATAATTTAATGCAATACAGTAGAGTAGCATAGCGGCTAATGCGCCACCTTCATACGGTGTTTATCGTGAGTTCGAGTCTCACCTCTACTACCAATGCTCTGGAACAACATGTACCAAGGGGGCGAGTCTGCTTTGCAAGCAATCTGCGGCCGGCTCAATTCCGATTTGATTCACCAAATTTAACTCCGTATAGCGCAGTCTGGTTAGCGTACAAGTCTGGGGGACTTGTGGTCGCAAGTTCGAATCTTGCTACGGAGACCAATTCTAGAAGCAGCAAACAATACTCATTTATTATTTCAATGGTGTCATTAGTGTAGTGGCCTGCACACTAGTCTGTGAAACTGGAAGTACCGGATCGATACCGGTATGACACCCCAAGCTCCTATAGTATAAAGGTATTACACTACATTGGTAATGTAGAAACACTGGATCGTTACCAGTTGGGAGCACCAATAATTAAAGCATCCTAAGCTAATCTAGTGAAAGCATGTGCCTGAAGAGCACGGGAGCCTGGAGCGTAACCAGGAGGATGCACCAATATTGACATAAAATAAATTATTTGTTATAATACCCCGAGTCTTTAGTCTAATGGATAAGATACTGCATTCCGATTGCATTGATGCAGGTTCGATTCCTGCAGGACTCACCACACTAGGCATTAAATAGACATAGAACTTTTAGTAAATGGAGGATGAAATGGCAGTTCTAGCACTTGATATCAGCGGAATCCCCAGACAATGGATTTCCTATGATGACGCAATCACATATCATGCCAAAGATGCAGTAGCATGGAGTATGGGTGAGATTGTTGCACGTTATCGCGGTGGTATTCAAAATGATGGAACATTAAGCTATATTGAAACTCCTAGTATTATTGCAATTAAGGGACACGGATTCGATCCAAATCGACACGGCATGGTGGCATTGACTAATAAAACATTGTTTGGTCGTGATAGAAATATTTGCGCATATTGCGGAGAGCACTTTGACAACCACAATCAGTTAAGCCGTGATCATATCATGCCTAAAAGTAAGGGCGGTGCAAATACCTGGATGAATGTAGTCACCGCCTGTAAAGACTGTAATAGTCGAAAGAGTGATAAAACCCTTAAAGAATCGGGCATGGAGTTACTATATACTCCCTATGTTCCGAATCACTACGAAAATATGATTTTGCAACACCGTACAATTCTAGCTGATCAAATGGAGTATTTGAAACAAGGACTTCCGAAGCATAGTAGAATTTTACTGTCGTAGAAAAATATCACAGGGAAGGCTTGACAAAAAAAATTCTCTGTGATATTATGTTGTTTAAATAAAGTTATATGCTGCTTTAGCTCAGTTGGCCAGAGCAATCGCCTTGTAAGCGATAGGTCGTCAGTTCGAATCCGACAAGCAGCACCATTCAATTCCGCAGAACCCGAGCTAGGCGCATGGGCGTGACTGTTAATCACTGGTTAGCTGAGTTCGAATCTCAGATGCGGAGCCATTAGAATATAACCTCTAACCAACATATAGGCATAAATACTTATATAGGTTAGAGGTTATATATGTCAATGTCATCGAATAGAGTTAAAGAATGGCGCCACCGCTCAAAGGAACGTATGGTAGAAGCTATGGGCGGAAAATGTCAATGCTGTGGTTACGATACTTGTAAAGAAGCGTTAGCATTCCATCACATTGACCCCACACAAAAGGAACTTGCTTTTGGAAGTCTTAGCGCTAATCCTAAAATATGGGAAAAAGTAGTAGAAGAATTAAAAAAATGTATTTTAGTATGCCATAATTGTCATAGTGAGATTCATGCAGGTAAGCGAGAGATTCCGAAATTTTTTACTAAATTTGATGAATCTTTTGCTGATTACAAGCAACTCAAGGTCGAATATGATGCTTGTCCGAATTGCGGAGCAGATAAACCAAAATCAAATAAATTTTGTAGCCCGAAATGTGCGGCCTCAAATAGGAGAAAGGTTGACTGGAATAGTATTAATCTGTTACAATTACTAGAAGAACACGGCATAACGAAACTAGAAGAAATGCTAGGAGTATCGAATGCTGCGATTTACAAACAACGTAATAAATTACTTAGAGGTATTAACAATGTTAATTACTGAAGCACAAGGTTACAAACTTTTTTGTGAAACACATAAGGTAGATTTCCCTGCCGATACATATCATGTCCGTATTTTTACAACATACGATTGGGCTAAAGACCCAGAAGGCAAACAGAACCGCATTGAGTTGTTTCTCACCTCAAGTGAGTTGGAAGCACTCAGGTCTGTGTTAACAGTTTAAATTTCTGGCGTTCGTTCAACGGATAGGGCAATAATCTTCGTTTTTGCATAAATAAATATACGCGACCGTAACTCAATTGGATAGAGTATTCGGCTTCTACCCGAACTGTTGGGGGTTCGAGTCCCTCCGGTCGCGCCACTTTCACTGGTGACATTATGTTTATATGCAAGCATTGCAAAAAAGAATTCATCGGATTATCAACAGCGAATAAGGCCAACCATAGTAGATGGTGCGAAAAAAATCCAAAACGAAATGAATATTCTTCTAAATTGGAGTATGCTAGGAAGCAGATTAAAAATCCTAGAAACCAATTTATCAAAGCTAAAGATGAGGGCAAAGAACCCCCTTCTTCGTATTGGAAGGGCAAACCTGGAACTTTCACAAATAAGAAACATACACCCGAATCAATAGAATTAATTCGTGATGCTGCATTAGCTTCCTCACATCGAAGGTTGGTTAAATCCGTTAGAGAATATACAAAGCCCGACGGCACTTGCGTAATGTTAGATTCTTCGTGGGAAGAGGCATTAGCCAAGCGGCTTGATGCATTGGGAATTCTTTGGGAAAGACCCAAGACTCCTATTAAGTGGATAGATGATTCTGGAAAAATGCATAATTATTTTCCTGATTTCTACTTAATAGAGCATGATGTGTTTTTGGATCCTAAAAATCCACATGCATTAAAGGTACAACAAAAAAAGTTAAAAATTATTATTGATCAAATGCCAAATTTACGAATCATCGCATCTTTGGAAGAGTGTGAGAAATTTATACCCTAGGAGTTATCATGTGGATTGAAAATGTAGCAGCCAGTGATATCCCGCATGCATGGCATCACGATGCAGGACCAAATAGTATGTTGATTCAGATTATGGATCCAGCTGGGTGGTTTCCTAAACCAAAATTTAACTTCAAAGAGATTCATCAATTTGAATTCCTTGATGCTGAAGATGCAGACGGCTTTCCTGAAGAAGCAAAAATTTCTGTAGAACAAGCAACCGAGTTGGTAAGACTGTTGCAACATGCTTTAGATAATCACGTTAACGTGGTCGTGCATTGCCATGCGGGTATTTGCCGTAGCGGTGCAGTAGTTGAAGTTGGCATCATTATGGGATTTACTGATACTGAAAAGTATAGACAACCCAACTTGCGAGTAAAGAAAATGATGATGGATGTGTTGCAAAAACAACAACAAAAATAGTAGTTGACGATAAATTGGATCGGATGTATAATTCTTTTTATCGTAGTAAACGTTCTCTAACAATTTAGAATTTATGCACCCATCGTCTATCCGGTTAGGACAACGCCCTTTCAAGGCGTAAAGACGGGTTCGAATCCCGTTGGGTGTGCCATATTGAAACACATTTCTGTCATTGCCGTGCCAGCTTCACGGTGAGTACAAGAGTACGGAAGTAGCTACCCGACAGGTTGTACAAAGTTACAAGTGGGTTAATGACAGCCCCTTGGGAGTGTGTTTCAATATGGTA